TTGTCAAGAAACTCACATGGTTTCTCATGACATATCCGGAATTCTCCAAACGTACCATACTCGAGGCAACCAAACTGTATGTGGATCAGATGAAAAGGAACGGCTATGCGTATATGACACAAGCCGATTACCTGATACAAAAGAGTAACGGTTCAAAACTTGCTGCGTTATGCGAGGACTTTGACAACAAGACTTCCCACATTCTAAGCACCGGGGAAAAACGGATATGAGTATATTCAAGAACGTAAAGAAGGAGATAAAGAAGAACAAGCAGGTACGCCTTGACGGTGGATACACCTGCATACCCTTCGTTCTCATGCCTAAGCTCGGAAAGATAGTACCCGGAGTTGAACAGGAAAAGTATTACCTGGTCACTGCGAACAGTAAAGTGGGTAAGACAAAACTTGCAGACTTCCTGTTTGTGTACAATCCATACGAGTTTGCGACAAAGTACAAGTCGGACATAAAAGTCAAGATATTCTATTTCTCACTCGAGGTAAGCAAGGAGGAAAAAGTAAGCCAGTATTACAGTTACAGGCTTTACAAGGACCACAACATCATCATATCCCCTGAGAAACTCAAGTCGCGTTTCGAGAGTTACATCCTTGAGGACGAAATAGAGAAACTGATTGACTCCTATGACGAGGAGATGGAAAAGTTCGAGTCCATGGTGGAGTTCATTGACAATGTGAAGAATCCTTACGGGATATACAAGCATGTCAGGAACCATGCGTTCAAGAACGGTACGCATTATGACATAAACGGAAAAGCCATACCTTTGTCCGAGCTCATGAGTGATGATACCAAGGTAAGGGACAGGGCTAACTTGTCCATACACAGGTATGAACCGCATGATCCTAACGAGTATGTCATAGTGGTAGTCGACCACTTGAGTCTCCTGCATCCTGAAAGGGGCGCCGACTTGTGGAGTACCATATTCTCATTCAGTGACATTGACAGGCTCGGGGATAATTACAGGGAATTCCTTGTAATGTTGAACAGGAGCGGTTCGGGATTCACAAACATAGATTTATATTTCAATGGGGCTGTTAACTTTTTTAAAGAACTTCCTCTTCCCACAGAAATCAAAGAAGAGCACTACAAAGGCATCGAAGAAACCAACAAGAAAGCGCGTTAGGAAAAAACCTGCAAAGGTTAAACCCGTAAAACTTGACGAAGTGTTGGAAGAATTCGAGTATGATACGATAGAGTTTGGTGTCACGGATAGTGTGAATGTCGAACATGACATTGACAGGATACTTGATTTCCTGAATTCATTCCCGAAGGAACTGAAGGAAGAAGTAATGAATGTGCTTGAAAAAGACGACGAAGGATATGACAAGGCTTTGTTTCTTACAGGCATCACCAATGACGGGCTTGAGGAACTTCACTACATGATCCTTTGCAAAGTGGTTACCCTTGAAGAAAAAGGGTTGATGTTGGTGTACTCCAAGAACGTTGATTTGTTATCTTTGTACATGTCGAACATGACGACAATGCCTTATGAGAAAATCAAGAAAAACTTTACCGACAAAAAATGAATTCATGGATAAGATGATATCCGGTGAATGTGACAGGTTAAAGGAGTTGCTGTTGAAGAAGAACAGGGACTACAACAACTCGTTACATAGCACGCCGATACTCTTTGACATGGATCCTGCGACTGGTATAAAAGCCAGGATAAACGACAAACTCAACAGGATAAGACAGGTTGGGTTGAATGACAAGACAGAGGATACCGTTGATGACCTTATCGGATATCTGATACACTTACAGATTGCAAACAAATTAATCCCTAAACAATAAAAAAAATGGTAAAAATCGTAGATGCATCCCTTGGTGGTTATTCCATCATTGAGGATTTCCAGGGTCTGAAGATCGAAGGATCCAATGGACAGACAATCGCAAAGGTCAACACATTGAATGAGGCCTTGCAGTACATCGCCAGCCGTCTGGTGATAGAGTCGGACAAGACAATGTCCCTTTCAGAGTATGCTAACTTGCGCAAGAATATCTTTGAGAATATCGTAGCAGCACAAGAAGCAGTTGAACTTGAAACAATAAACCAATAATGGATTCAAAGTCATTGCCGGCAAACATCAAGACAATCGAGCAAGCATTCACCATTGCTCAATTCGGCAAGGACTTGGGGATGAAACCCATGCAGGCGTTTCATCAGATTTACAACATACAAGGCAGACTTGCCTTGAGTTCAAAGGGTCTTGGCGCACTGTTGTGGGCCAATGGTATCCAGTACAAGACTATCCAGGACTTCGAAAAGATCGAGGATAACGGTAAGTCTGATTTTGTGACTACGATAGAATTCTACCGTGGAAACATAGTTGACAGGGCTTCCTTCAAGTGGTCTGACGCCGTTCGTGCCGGCTGGACCACCAAGGATAACTGGACTAAGATGCCAAGGCACATGCTGTACGCACGTGCACTTGCCCTTGGCGCACAAAGGATCGCACCTGACAAGATCCTTGGCCTCTACACTGTGGAGGAAATGACCGATGTAACGCCTAACACATCGAACGTCATGATAAATGAAGAAGGCGACGTTTCAATAAAATAACCAACTTAAAAAAGAAAGATTATGTACGGAAGTAAACTGACTTCGGATGGAAAGGCTATCAATGCGGACGAGAGCCGCGTATTGCCTGTAGTAGGAATTGTAGAGAACTGCGCTATCAAGACTTTGTTCGAATTGAATGAAGACGCTAGTGTAGCAAGCATCACTTTTACACAAAGTAACGGTGCTGAAGTCACGCACAAGGAATGGATCAGCGAAGATGCCAAATCAATTGACGACACTAACCGTCGTGTAAAGCATATCTGCACCAAGCTTGTGTCTGAATCTGATTATGATGCGGCAGCCTCCAAGGCTTCCAGCTTTGCGGATTTCTTTTCAAAGATAAACTCTGTAATCGAGGGAAAGACTGATGGGAAGTTCCGCATGATATTCCATTACAACAACAAGGGATATGTGACTGTACCGCGTTATCCTAATTTCATAGAGCCAATGTCCATAGTACCTACGAAACTTGTATTGAGCAAGTATGTACAGGAAAGGCTTGTGCGTCCAGAGGCTCCAAAGCCTGATGCGGACCTTGATGTTACCGCAATAGACACTCTGCCGTTTTAATTAGTTCTGCGTTTGCCGGAAAGGGGGAGGGTAACCTTCCCCTTTTCTTATCTAAAGCCATATGTACGGTCAGCCTCCAAAAGAACTCAGCATAGATGCCATATTGAAAAAGGTTTCAGAATGGGACCTTTGGCGTTATTACATACCGGATGTGCAATTGAAACGCAGTTTCAAAAGCCCTCTACGCAAGGACACTAATCCTTCGGCCTCCCTGTTTGTCGCTACTGACGGAAGGGTATTGCTAAAGGACTTCCAGATAGGCACGTTCAATATCTGGCAGTTCCTACAGGCAAGGTTCAATCTTACATTCATCGAGTCCCTGCAAGTGGTGGACAATGATTTCAATCTTGGTTTGTCTGACAAACCACGGTTGACTTCTCCTACCATGGAATATGTCGGCATAAGTACGAACGACAGGATAGAAATGCATGAAGAGACCAAACTTCCCATCAAGAAAAGAGGATGGACAAAGGCGGATGAAAAGTATTGGGGACAATTCGGACTCAAGATACCGTTCCTCCAACAGCATGGCATAGCGCCATTGCAGAATTACTGGGTGAATGACAATCTTGTCTATTGGTATACGCCGTATGATCCGGCATATAGCATAGAGTTCGGCAAAGGGATAAGGAAAATATACCGTCCACTTGCCAAACGGTTCAAATGGGTAACCAATGCCAAGAACCATGACATACAGGGTGATGAGTTTCTTTCCGAGTCAGGGGAAATGCTTATCATCACAAAGTCATACAAGGATGTCCTGTTATTGAAGACATTAGGATATGAATCCGTGGCATCACAAAGCGAGTCTGTGTTCCTTCCAGAACCTAAACTTGAGGATTACTGTAACAGGTTCAAAACCATACTGTTGTTATGGGACAATGACCTTACAGGTATGAATTATAGTGAAAAGTTCTGCACATTGTATGGTTTAATGCCTATATTTGTCCCGGACGGGTCAGGCACCAAGGACATCTCTGACTATTACAGGATGTTCGGTGAAACCAAAACCCGGGAACTATTAGAAACTCTTACAAATGGAATCAAAGAAGGAAAGGAAGGCGAAGAAGACCATCAGGTCACGTCCTTCAAGCAGTGGCAAGAGGGCTCGGACAAAGGGACATAACTTTGAAAGAGCTGTTGTCAATTGGTTAAGGAAGCTCGGGTATTCCCGTGCTATAACTACAAGGCTTGGAAGCCGCTTGATGGATGCCGCCAAGATAGACGTATGCAACGTACCATTCAATGTACAATGCAAAGCCGTCGAGGCAAAGATAGACTATCATCAACTTACCGAAGAGATAAGCGAAGAGATAGCCAAGCTTGTGCCTGAACGTGGCGAGTATCCTATTGTGATATTCCACAAAAAAGACAAGAAGACCAACGTGGTCATGACACTCGATGAGTTCGAGAAGTTCATGCGCATGCACGTTGTTCCTCCGGAAACCAGGATTATAAATCCAAAAAACAAATGACTATGGTGTTTACACAGGATTTCAAAAGGCAATGTTCAGAAGCCTTCCAGTACTCAGTACGTTTCGCACAGATCATGGAAAGCCTGGAATCAGGCCATGGTAACGCGGCACGTCAGTATATGGACGAGGCTCTTGATGACTTGCAACTTGAGATAAACCAACGCATAGGTCCAGACGAACACAGCATCCACAATGCACGGGTGGATCAGCTGCATCTCATGTATGAGGCGTGGTATGGACTTATGGATCTTACCGATGCGTTACTTGACAAAAAGAATGACGTATTACGAAAATCTATCAATTAGCAATTCTTCCTTGTCCGTATTCAGTTATGACCCTTCGTATTTCCACAAGGTGTTCATCACAAAGGAACTTACGGATAAGAAGGAAAGCGACGCAATGCTTCTTGGCTCCATTATCCACTGTTTGCTGTTGGAACCAAGCGAGTTTGAAAAACGTTATTTTGTATCAAGTGTCACGCCGGAAGAAACACCTTCCGGTATGATGCTTGATTATGTAAAGACGTTGGCTACCTTTGAAACGGTAGATGAGATTGCACATGAAGCGGCCTATATAAAGTCGGGATACAAGATCTCGAGGGAAAAGGTCATTGAGAATTACAACAAGAGTACCTCCTTTAAGAAATACCTTGAGGAGTTAAAGGACCCGCGTCAACTGGTATCCCAGTTTATGAATGATTCCGCAAAGACGCATGCACAAAATGTGCAGGACAGTCCTTATTGGAAGAAGGTCCTTGGAGACAAGGAATGGGAGGAGTTCAAGGAATTGGAAATCTATTGGTCAAGTGTAGTCAGCACCGAAGGTTGTGACGTCATGCTTCCTTTGAAATCCAAACTCGACCATCTCTTTGTGAATGTGGACAACCAAGGTAAGAAAGGCAAGTTGCAAATCAAGTATTTTGATTACAAGACTGACAGCCAGAAACCTGTCCATAAGTACCAGGATTCTTTTGAGTACTGGAAGACATACCGCCAGTTCGGATTCTATTGGCTTGCCATCAATGAGTGGGCCAAGCAGACATTTCCCGGATTTGAAGTTGAAGTACAGATGTACGTGGTGCCTATTGATGTGGTGCGGATGAAGACCGTGATATACGAGGTCTGCAAAAGCTACATAGCAAAGGGTATCAGTGAAGTCGACAAGGATCTTTCAGACCTTGCTTGGCACATGTGTACCGATCAATGGGAATTCCCAAGGAAAATGTACGAACAGGATATTCCCGTCCTACGTTTGGACGGCGATGAATGCGAATGATTTGTTAAATTTGCAATTATAAAAAAGCTTATGAGGAAAAGACGTTTTGAACCTAAAGAAAGGACTAAGTCCTACGTCTTCCTTCCTCCAATGCTTGACTTGGATCCTATCTACATGCAGGTACATCTTCTACTGAACGCTTACTTGTTCAGTGAAGACAGGCCTGATGAGAAGAACACCATATTCCTGCACTATGAGTATCAGGACATGGACGGAAGTTTTGCGAGGTTGGAGAACAACTTCAAGCAAATACCGGAATTCAAGGGGATGTACGACCCCGACAAATTCACTACGATATTTTATTTTGACGTACCTGTACATTGGCTAAAGGATTACCATACTTATATGGATTCTTTTTACAGCCAGATTAGTACGGAACTGAAGAAAAGGATATTGAAGTTTTATGCCCTTGGTCCGCAAAGCCAGGTATACAAGGTGTTGTACAGGGATGCTGAGAAGAAAAGGCAATTGGAAGAGGAGTTGGATGTTGACCTCCCGGATGACGCGGAGGTTGCGAGTGCACTTGACTTCAGCAAAGAAACCTATACGAAGAATATCAAAATCAAAAGTCCCACGAATCTTGATTTGACTCTGTGGGAGAGTCCTTGAATAAGAACCCGGCCCGTAAGCCGGGTTTTTTAAACACCAGACCATGGACATATTCATAAGGAATTACAACATGCTCACGGAATACGCGGAAAACCTGTTGTATAGGATGCCCTGGCTGTTAGCCAAAGGGTACACTGCAAAGGACGTGGTCCATGAGACATACATAAGATACTGCCATTACAGTCATAAGTTTACCTCGTACGAGGATAGCAAACTGTTGCAAGTACTGAAGAATCTTCTTTATTGGACAATGAAGGAGATGCGTAAAAAAGACAGGGAATCCCTTACCGAGGATTTTGTATTGAACGAGATTCCCAATGAACCCCTTGCAGATGAAAGGATATTCAACAAGGAACTTGTAAACATCATGTCCTCAATGGACACGGTTGATTCGGAAATACTGAACCTGAGGCTTGCAGGTTATTCCTATAATGAGATAAACACTATGCGTAACACATCGGACAGTAGGAAACTTGTAAAGGAATCAATGTCACGCCTCAGCAGGATGCTAGGTATGGACACACCTGCTGCTGAACTTACAGGTATCCTTGCTTCTTATGTCAAGCAACGGATATCCATAAGTGAAATGTCCCGCCGTACGGGAATCAGCCCTTACCTTGTCAGGGAAAACCTGAAAGGAATGCTTGGAAACAAACTGAGGGAATATACGGAACACACACAAAAAAAGAAAAGGAGGACCTAGTCCTCCTTTTTCTTTTGTTATAACTCTGTTTTGTTGTAAGCACTGAGTTGCTCTTCAGGATACAATGCGTTCATTATCTGGCTGTATACCGGCAAGACGTCATCAAACCTTTTCTCCAGTTTGTAATCGCCCTTTTCATAACCTGAAGTCTTACGTTCATACTGTTCTGTAGGAGCGACTATCAACTGCTTGAAAAACCTTACAAGTTTCAGATAATACGCCATTGACACGGAAGGATTGTTCAACACACGGTAAGGTTCCATCGGATTGATCGGAAGATAGAACATGAAGTCACCTCCCAACCTACGTGCTTGCAATACCATCTGGTTTTGCAACCATTCATTAGGCTCATCATCATCATCACCTTTTACTGCGGCAACCAACAGGAACATGGAAGCCATTACAAGAAGTTCGGACATTGCCTTGGCCCTTGCTTCCCTTTCACGTTCATTAAGATTGCTTCCTGTAAGCATGTCCAGTCGTCCGTTTTTCAACTGGTGCCAGAGTTTGGTAAAGAACAGGTTGTAATAACCATGTTCAATTACACCGCTTTCTATGTTATGGAACTCACTACCCCATCTGCGTACCATACCGCTGTATATCCATTTACGGAATATCAATGCGAGTTTTCCATAGAACCTACGCTGCAAAGTAGGACTGTCAAACTTGTTATATATACCATGCATTCCTTTGTTCAATGCATGGAGACGCTGCATGAAATTGAACTGGTCTTCCTTGGTCCACATCACATCCTTTTTGAGATTGCCCTTTTCATCATAGGCTTCCCATAAGGATATCTCCGTACCGTTTTTCATTTTGACCTTTTGCTTTTTCATCATGGCAATCATACCGGTACCTTGGATTTGAAGTTCCGCACCTTTGGTCAAGAAAAACAATGTATCGGTTGTAAACAAACGCTTTGCAAGATTGCCTGAAATGTTGTTCCCCATGTTGTCCTGGAACTCACCCTGTATGGCATCATACTTGATCATGAGTTTCCCAAGTTTGCTTGTAGGGTATCCCTGCGCAGTATCATTCATCAAGGAACCTATTTCTTTAAGGAACATACCTTCCGCTGAAAAGAATTCTTTCAGTGAAAAATTTTTCCCTCCTATGGCCTCTATAGCCATGGTAAAGTTACCCATCAGGGTATTGTTAAAAAACGAATTGACATTTGCTGCAAGTCCGTTAAGAGAAGTCCACTTGACCACGCCGTTCGTCAACTTGTTCATGCTTATCTGCTTATCACCGAAATTCACAACCTTTGGAATCTCGTACTCACCATAAACTACCTTGTCAAGGAACTCGACCAAAGCCTCATTGACATTCTGTGTTCTTGCCTGTAAGGCACGTCCGCTGCGTTTGTCCTTTTTGACAACACCGTCAGGTGTAAGAGTCTGTATTTTTCTCGGTTCTATCTTTACTACCGCATTGCCTTGCACAGCATCATACACCATCTCGACAAAAGGTTCTATCTTACTCATCGAGTTATAGTTGTTTGCCATCTGAAAATAATCCAATGTGGATTCCAACAAATCAAGGCTTAGTTCCTTTTCATCAAGCATGTCCGTAAAGTAAATAGGGATCTGGTTTTCATCCTTACCTTCAGGACTCTGGTATCCATACACCGTATCATATGTCTCTACATTGGAAGCATGTCTAAAGTCATCTTTGATGTTGGTCCATACGGTTTCACCATTACCTATGATGTATTTGTCATACCCTTTTTTCATTTTTTGCGGGATGATTCCATATTTCAATCTTTTCTTATGATGCACCCTGTTGTTTGCAACCTGGTATGCATCATGTAACGCCTTGAAATAAGGGTCTGTAGCTACAAGTTGCGTGAACTTTGCATTCCTGTACTTGTCGGCGGGACGGTAGAATTCCGATACGTCCTTGTATATTATGAAACTCGAACCGTCTTTTGACATACTGTGTATTGTCGCAGGGTCATGATAATCCATGTTGTTCATTCCATTGGCATAACCTTTCATTGTAACACGTACCGTATTGTCGGCAAACCATCTGTCAAACTCCAAAGGAGTAAGTGTGGCTTTCTTCTGTGCTATCAATGCCTGGGGATCCTGACGCAACTGCGTATTGGCCTTACGCCAGTCACGCAGCATCTGCAACCTGCGTTGTATGCCTTCTTCCGAGGTAGAGGGAGGCAATGAT